CCAAGTAGAGGAGGGATTGGAAACACCTTGGCTGCATAGCCGCTACCTGCTGTTCTAGGCACTGCTGTTGCAGTGTTACTAGTAGCAGCTGGTGGAGGTGTTGCAACTTCTTTACGGAGAATGTTAACTTCTTTGGTTTCAAGACCATAAGGACTTGTGTTGCCATCAAACTCTACTTCATCTCCTACATTTGCATTAGGATTTTTAAAGCCACATCTAAGCCATGTGCCATTAATTTTAAGAGAGTAAGTGGGTTTGTTGCCAAACTTAGTATTTACGTCTTTTGTAGAGATAGCCTCTACGATGCCTGTCATCATTGTCATTTCAAAGTTCTTTCATATCAAACCAATTTTTACCGATTGATGCTCCTGCATTGAGCTTCAGAGCCAACGGCACTTTAAATCTTTCCTCAAAGTACTTGTGCGTGTCTTTGAGTATTCCTGTTATCTCCTTTATAAAACCTTCCGCAGCTGAGCCTTGGACATCAAACATAATAGAGTCGTGAATAGTGTTAACCATCTTCACGTTATCTCTGCCTTCTATACATCTGAAGATAACTCCCAACATCATTGGGACAATATCGCCAGTTGCTAGACCTTGGATCGGGTAGTTCTTCAATTCAGTTGGGCTGAAATTGTAGGTCCTACTAGACCAACTACTCTCGTTGAAATATTCCTTAAACAAAAACTTACGTCCTGTCTCAGTGTTTAAAACAAACGTCTTTACTTTCTCTCGGAATCCATCATCATCTAGTTCGTATGTAGATTTGCTTTCTACCTCTTCTGCAAACTTAGTGTGCCACTCTCCTACCTGGGGATAGCGTGTATAGAACACATCTACAAACTTCTTAGCTTCATCTAAGCTGCATCCAGCTTGCTTACTGATAGCCTTAGCTCCAGCACCATAGATCAATTGGAATGTTCTTGCCTTGAATGGTTTACGTTCCTCCTTTGTTGGTGGTCTACCAAACATACCTTCGTACAAAGCACTGTGTATATCAATGCCACCTGATATATCTTTGATGAGTTGTTTGTCTCTAGTAACATGAGCTAGAGCTACAACTTCTAGTTGATTGAAGTCAATCTCGACAATCACACCATCATTAAACCTTGAATTAAAGATTTGTTTGATAGGGTTGTTGCTGATGTTCTGTAGATTTGGATTGGTTGATGACAAGCGACCTGTAACAGTTGCTGTGTGATTCAACTTACCATGTATGAAGTCACCTATAACGTGCTTGCTAAGCCCCTGTACATAGGTTGAGAGCTGCTTTGATAGCTCACGATACTCCAGTAGTTTCTCAATGATCTTGATTGCTTCTGGATCGAACGTATGCTTGAGCATGTCATTCAATACAGAGTCATCTACCGAGATCTGTCCAGTCTTAGCAGACACCTTGTCAGGGTCTGGTGTGTATCTAATGAATGGCTTTACATCTATGGTTTTATCCATGAGCTTGTACTTAGTCTTGCCATTCTTGTATAGACCCACTTCTTCCTTCACACGTATCTTCTTCTTACCTCCAAAGAAAAACTGTGACCACTGCTTAGGACTGTTGATGTCTTCGATTGCGTGTTTGACAGACAACTCTTCCAAGTCAAGCTTGCATTCAACATACATGTTCACAACTTCTACTGTGTACTCATCAAGGTTTGCTTTATCAATGTGCAAGCCATTGAACTGCATCTCTGTTGTTGCATGGAGTGCTTCCATCTGAGAGAGTATGAGTGGTAGTTGATCTTGTTCTATTGCTCGTTTGTATTGCACCATTGCAATTTGCACAGTGTTCTGTACATCTTGCTCTAGGTATGGGATTAGTTCTTCAGGTGGAATCTTGTCAGAACCAAGACCAGCCTGAAAGTATTTCTTGATCCCATCATCCTTGATAGGCAAGCCATACTTGACTGACAATTCATCAAGACTTGAGAACTTAGTTTGCTGAGCACTTAAGATGTACTCTGCTAACTGTGTGTCCCAAATCTTACGTCTTTGTAGTTCATACTGTAAGTCAGTGCTAGTCTTGTAGAGATACATCAAATCAAAAGATAAGTTGTGTCCACAGATAAAAGCATCTGGTCTTTGTACTCGTAGTAAGTACTCAAACTTATCTTGGTCATACGTAGTAAATGTATTGGTTACATCACTGCTGCCACATAGTCCGAAGGCTATAGCTCTGTTGTCTGGGTGCATAGGATGAGCTAGTCCTACGTCATTATCGCCATTGAGCGTTGTCTCAACGTCAATAGCTATAAATGTTTTGGTCATGGTTTTCCAAAAGCTTTCTTAAAGGTTACTCGTATCTAGCCCTGATGGGGTCGATGGTTACTAGAAATTGTCCGTGTCTATCTGACTCGACTTGTTTGCTTCCTCCTCCTGGTAGTTTGTTCTTAGGAACATTGATGGTACGTATCATTTCTTCTTCGGGACTCTTTGGTTCTTTGTACTTGCCAATTGTTATGACGACATCAGCTTCACCTGGTTTGTCAGTCTTGGAGCCACGCAGTGCATCCAAGCCTATGAATGGTGGGTCTTTCATTTCTACTGCTGACGCAGACAATTGTGATGCTGCAATAACTGGACCATACGATCTTGCAAGTTCTCTTGCCCACTTGTATATCTTGCCCAACTTAAGATCCTCACGTTCATCTGACTTGAAACCATCAACCTTGTCGAGCTGATCAAAGATGATTAGTCCTGGGTTAACTTCTCTGAACAGTGTCTCAAGATCACGCACGTTGTTCATGTCCTTAGTAACACGGATCTTGTCTTTGTTACCACCCATCAGTGCTGCGTAGTCAACCATTGCTTTCTTGGAGTCAGCAATGATTACCTTGCTCTCTATTCCTAGTGCTGCTTGAACAATCCTAAAGAATACAACTGATGATTCCTCTTCGTTGTTGACCCACACAACTGGTCTATCCTTTGGCAACTGCTGTGCTAGGTAACTAACCTCACTCGCTAGGAATGTTGTCTTACCTACTTCTACACGAGCAGCAACAATAACGAAATTCCCAATACGTAGAGGACCAAGAGAGCGATTGAGTGCATCCAATCTCCATTCATAACCAGAGCTAGTGATCCTGTCAGCAATAGCAGACAAGTCAGCAGATACAAATAACTCATCTTTTTCTATGTACCTTTCTACATCTTTGAGTGCGTTGGTTGCTAGTATGTGTACGTGCTCTAAGTCACTAGAGCCTTCCTTAACTTTCTCACACTCTTCCATAATCAAAGCCAAGTAGTCTAGCTCAATAAGAGTCTTAACAACTTCTTCGTGTGCATGGTGTGGAACAAACGACTTAGCTTTGCTAAGCATCATTCGTAGTTTCACAATGGAGTCATCTGTAAGACGCTTACTCTGATCTGCTATTAGGAACGCACTGAATGAGTCCCAAGCAAAGTCTATAACTGAAGGAAAGGTTTTGTAGTACTTGTCCATCCCGTCAAGGATGGTGTTGGTTTCTTTCATAACTACATGCGGCTTGATGTACCGCCTGTACTTTGAGAGGTTCTCTTTGCTCTTGGCGCAAAGGTATAGAACATCGTAGTCCATCTATTTCCTTTATGTAGTTACTGTATCAATTAGCTTTGCTTTATCTACAAGACTGAGGCGTAGCCTAGTCATTGCAGACATAACTTCCTTTTGTTCTGATGGTGTTAACTCATCGTCATAGTGACCTGACGTAATACCTTTCATAACATAATGCAGCTGATCAATTGCAACTGAGTATGCAAACTCTCTTGGTGTGTATCCGTTTTTCACTTTGTTCCTTTAGATTAGTATGCTCACAAGCTCTGCTGGTGTGCATTCTTTTGGTTCTTTATCTATACCAAACATTGCTAGTTTGGTTTCTGTTGGTAAGAAGTGTTGTAGTTTCTTAAATGCTTTAGTTGTTCCCTCCATTCCTGCTTCATCTGGATCTAGCCAAATACATACTGTGTCGAACTCAAGCTCATAGATTTGAGCTAGTGTTCTATCTGAGATAGTTGTTCTTAGTAACGCCACAGAGCTGAGCTTTGTGTTCTTGTGTACCCTGTATGCACTGAGGTAGTCTTCACAAAGCACCAATGTCTTACCTCCTGTATGAAACCAGCTTGCATCTCCTTTGGAGTTACTGTTGGTGTAGTACGTGATGTACTTTGGTTCTGTTTTGAGGTTGCGTATCTGCCAGCCTATCGGCTGTTGTTCTGGGTCGTAGAGGGTCAAGGCTACTTTGTGCCTTTCCCCTTCTATGCCGTGGAAGTGCCTGTCTTCTGCGTTGCAGCAGTTGCTGCGTAGCCACACCGTACCTTCGGTACTTAGTGCCGCTAGACGCGGCTTCGTGGCTGCTGTTGTTGT